AGTAGTTGCAACTACGTTTCTGCTATGAGATAATATTAACTTAAAAATTGGAGACAACATGATCGTGAGACTATATGAGTCAGGAGACCTTGACTTAGCTACCGTTAAAGAAATGCTATGGCAGGCAGACTCCCAAGCCAACTTCCATCCAGACGCTCAGTGGATAAATTCGTCATCATTTGGAACTATACCAGCATCAACACGGAATAAGAGCCGTGTGTATACTGAATTTTCTGTCCGTTGGATTGGGCGAGAGTCCGTCATTATGTGGCTAACCAGTAACCAGATTCTCTTTGAAATTATATCTTATGATATGCTTCCTGAAGAAAAGGAGGCTATTGAGGGCACCATCAACAGTAATTTTACTGAACCAATAAACCACATAAACTAATGATACATCCAGACATAAAACTAAGCCATTCTAGTAGCACCAACTTCTGTGCGAAGCAGTTATGGTATAAGAAAATAGGTGGAGCAGAGTTCCACCATAACTTCTATTCTGGCGCAGGTACTATGGTAGATGCAGGATATGAAGCAGGTCTAAAGAATATCATGACAGGCGTTGAGGCGTGTAACATACGTAAGTCAATGGAGAAGTCCCTTGAGGAAATGGAATTTTCCATGTCCTATGATGAATTTTCTAAACTGGCAAACACGTTAGATGAGCATGTGTCAGCGGTAGAGGGGTACATGAGTTGGATTAACTACAAACCGTTAGAGACTCAGTACTATTTCAACATCATCTTTGATGGACATACCAGAGTAACCACTGGTTACATGGACATTGTTGCCGAGCGTAATAATTTACCCCTCATCATAGATATTAAGCGACAATCTAAACCTGCGAAGAAGGCGAAGAAGGAGTGGGTCATGCAAGGCGCACTTTATGCATTAGTATTAATGAAGCAGAGAAAACTGGTGGACATACCAGCATTTGAGAATCATCTCATCATACCCAACCAGCCTCCTGTATTCCTAAAGACGGAGCTAACAGCGGAGGACTTATACATGGCATATAAGATGCTCACTGAGTTAAATGACAGGGTGGATAAAGACTACTGGCCTCTTAACAGAAGCCATGCGCTATGTTCTAACATGTGGTGTGATGTATATGACCGTTGCCATTATGAAAATTTCATTGGCGTGGATGCCCTGCTAGATAAAATAGAATGAATAATAACTTACTAAAATTATTATATGTTACCGAACAACACCTAACGCTTGCTCTTAAGGCATTGAAGGATGAAAGCTATGGCGATACCAGACTTATATTATTCACAGCCCTCTCAACAATCGGACAACTACAAGAAATCCTTGAGGAAGAATCCTTTAAGGACTACGAGAAGCGAAGAGAGTAGAAACAATTTAAAGAGGGACAAACAGATTATGGCGAGGTTCAAAGAACTTGGCTATAAGAAGGGAGACAACGGTAATCTTCCTTGCTTTTGTGGGGAACTAGACCAAGACACTGTCTGGTGGATGTCCAATTGCAAGAGCAGAACTAACCACCTATTCTGTTCCATGTGTGGTGTGCGAGTATTTGAACCAGAGATTAAGGAGACCCTAGCTAAGTTGCTAGACCTCTGGCGCAAGCTCAAGTGGCGCATGTGGAAGAAGGATGAGGTATCAATCAGTAATCTTTTAAGCAAAGGAAGTAATGCTTGAAAAATATAAAAGAGAGGTTATGAGAAAGCCTGAAAAATTGGTTGTCGAGGGGGAAACAGGGGCTGGTAAAACAACCTTTGCATGTTCCTCCCACACAGCAAAAGAGCCTGTATTTGTCATCAACGCAGATGACGGTGGTGAGAATGTCTTTCACAAGACAGGGATCAACCTGATACATGACTGTGTACCTACAGGTGATGTGAAGGAGAACGCTGAGAAGTGGGACTCTATCATGGGAACCCTCCGTGAACTAGCGAGCGAAAAGACTGGTATAAAACGGATCATTGTAGACTCCGTTGACAAGCTGGAAATCTTAGCTCAGGGCAAGGTATGTGTTGACCATAAACAGCCTCATATTGAGTCATTAGGGTACGGAAAGGGCTACGCATATGCTCGTGGCGAGGTCGCTAAAATGCTGAGTGGTCTTAATTATTTAAGGGATACTCAGGACATCCAGCCAATCCTTATCTGTCATACGCAGATACGGACAATTAACAAGCCAACAATGGAGCCGTATGACTCCTTCATTTTAAAGCTCCACAAATCCCTGTCTGCTGATATAATGGAGTGGGCAGATGTAATTTTATTTGTGGCGTTTGAGACCATAGTCAAGAAGATCGACTCTGGATTTAACAGGAAAGATAGCAGGGCAATTCAGTCCGGTAATAGGTTCCTGTACACAAGTGGTTCTATGGGCGTTGATGCCAAGAATCGGTTCGATTTACCCCCCGAAATTCCTGCCGACTGGAATGCGTACCGTAAGCTGATTGACAGCTTTTGGGATGGGGAAAAAACTAACTCAGAAACTCCGAACAAAGGATAAGTATGTTTGACACAGCAAATACAGACTTCTCAATAGAAGATGTACAGGCAACTCTGGAAGCAGAGAACACACGTGAGCGGGTAGAGGTTCCTGCAGGCGAGTATGTCTGTGAAATTAAAGCCCCCCTTCCTGATGTAAGACAGGATGCCAAGGGGCATAACAAGATACTCATGCCTATCGAAATCTCTGGCAATGCAGAGTTCGATGGACAGTGGTTGTTTGAAGCCATCTATATGAACAACCAGCATGATGATGGGGGTAAGGTCAAGGATGGAATAGGTAAGCGTAAGGTGGCGAGGTATGCCAATGCGCTTGGTATGAAGAAGCTCAATAACCTAGGTGAACTGGAGGGTAAGTTTATCAATATTGTATATGGGCCTAATAAACGTGGCTATAACGAGGTACAGGAGATTACTGCGTTTAATTCCACACCAACGGCAACCGCTCCCTTAAGTTCAAAAGAAGCGGAAGAAAAGGCAGACCTGCCGTTCTAATGTATTGGGATCAACCCTTGAAAAAGTAGGCTCTGTTCCCAATTCGGCGGTCAGGTTTCTCTCCTGTTACCTGATCGCCTCACCTATTGCAAATAGTCTATAGCAAATAGTCTATACTGATGACCATGATAGAAGTGTGGATTTGGAAAAATTTAATCGTAATTATCTGGACTGCGGTAACAGTATATCATTGGGGCCAGCCTCATGGATTTTAGGATGGAGATGCCATTTTATGAGGCAATCCTGCCTTGGCCTGTATCGGTCAATTCATTATACAAAGTAAGAGGAAAAGGTTTATACGTTTCTGCTAAGGGTAAGGCATTTAAGAGAGCCTGTGGCATAATCTTTGCAGGAACTAAGATGATATATGAAACAGAGAGAGTCTGGCTAGATATAGAAGTATATCCACCAGACAATCGGAGACGAGACATATCCAACTTAATTAAAATAGTAGAAGACGCTCTACCTTGGTTCAGAGACGACTCACAGGTAGACAAAATTAAAATAATCAGGTGCGAAAAAGATCATCGAAAAAAGGGGTACATCAAAGTTAAATGTGGGGCATTAAATGGAACAGATAAAACATGAGTATAAGGATGGGAATGGGAGACTACTATATACAGTAGTAAAATTCCCTAATAAAGAATTTCGGAGACTACGAACAGATATAACAGGCAAGGAAGTCTGGAATTGGGACGGCATAAAGCAAGTTCCTTACAGATGGCCTGACATCAAAGATCACCGTGCAATTATATTTGTAGAAGGTGAGAAGGATGTAGATAATCTTCATGACATAGACCTTGTGGCTACAACCATAGCTGGCGGTAGCAACGCATGGAATCCTCTCCTAAAGAAGCAATCAGACTTTGCAGAAAAATATTTTAGCGGATTCGACCAAGTCTTTATCATTCCAGATAACGATGAGGCAGGCAAGAAGTTTGCCCAAGATACAGGTCAACACATCCGAGAGTATGTCTCTAAAGTTTGGATAGTTAATCTCCCTGACTTGAAAAAGGGTGGGGATGTATCTGACTATCTTGCACCAATCTCTAAGGAATCCCAAAAAGATTCCCTTGTTGCATTAATTGAGAAACATAAAAATCCATTTGAAGTTGAATCGCCAAACCTTGACCTTAGTAAGTCATGGGACTTTGACAACCTGAATGTCGATGAGTTCCTGACTGAATCAGAACGGTCAGAGACAGTAAACGACATCAAGGAAGTACATGATAAAATAATTTCCCAACTCAAGGGGGTTTCATGGTCAGGCACTACTGCCAATGCGATTTGCCCTACGCATGAAGATCGGAAGCCCTCCTTGAGTATTACTTTAGAGGCAGACAAGATTCTAATGCGCTGTCATTCGGGCTGTGACATACGTGCTATCTGTGACTCCCTAGGTGTAAAGGTTAGTGAACTATTTACCCAGCGGTCTGTAGAGTTAAAACACCATCAGAGGACACATGTTGTGGCCCCTAATCCTGAGCACATGGAACAGATATGTTCATCTCTCCTTGACCAGAAGGAACCTGAAGAATTTGATGATACACACATGCCACCTATACTGCGTGACCATGTCCGTGAAGCCTGTGAACTGACTGAGGCAAGCTCTGCCATTATATATGGAACAGCGTTATCCTGTCTTGGGGCACACGCAGGTATCAAGCTCCTTATTAAACCTCCCAATTATTTTATTTCTCTGTACGGTAATCTCTGGTTCCTATCCATATCAGAGAGTGGTTCATTTAAGACTACAGCCTTGAATGCTGGCTCTGCCAGACTTAAGGATCGTGAAGAAAAGATCATCTATGAGATCAGAGATA